CGTAAAGCTTGGGCAATGGCTAATCCCTCACTTGGATATTTAATCTCGGAGCAAGCAATTGAGGAGACAATTGCAACATCCACACAGGACGCTGCAAGAACCGAGACCTTGTGCCAATGGATAACCAGTTTGTCCTGTCCTTTCAGCACTGAGGTACTTGAAAACTCATCCGATAGCACTCTAGAGATGACTGTGGGTGCTTATACAGTATTCGGGTTCGATGTGTCACCTTCAAGGCGTAACGGATCGCTCGTTGCAGGTCAATTGCTTCCAGATGGCAGAATTGGCATTGGCATTATGGAGACTTACAGCTCACAGGTTGCAATCGATGAGTTGAAGATGGCTGCAAGCATTAAGTCATGGGTAGATCTGTATAAGCCGCGCCTTGTCTGCTTTGATAAGTACGCGACACAGACAATCGCAGACAGGCTGGCTAACTCAGGTGTGATAGTCGAGGATGTGTCAGGTCAGCAGTTCTATAAAGCCTGTGGAGACTTGCTAGAAGGATTAACTAATCTGAGAGTCGTTCACAATGGGTCTAGCGAACTCATTGACCAGTTCACCAACACAGCTGCTAAAACCAACGATAGCGCTTGGAGAATCATTAAGAGAAAGAGTGCTGGAGACATTTCAGCACCTATCGGATTAGCAATGGTCGTAAGTAAGTTAATGCTCCCTCAACCTAAGCCGCAGATTTATGGTTAGACACGCCCATAGCACATTGTCTAATTGCTTGACAAATGCTACACTTTATGACTATGGGTCTATTCCGCAAAACTGAAGCAATCTCAAATGATCAGCGTTCATCGCTTTTAGCGCAATACGCCCCTTCTATTATGGGCGAGAACTTAAGCTCGCTTTACAACTATGTGCTTCCACGCGTTTCTCGCAATGAAGCAATGTCAGTGCCTTCAGTAGCGCGATGCCGCAACTTGATTGCTGGAGTTGTTGGAGATCTACCTCTTAATCTTTATCGCAAGTCCACAGGTGAAGAACTAGGCAATCCAGTATGGGTTGAACAGCCAGCACTGAACCAGCCACGCTCTGTAACAATGGCGTGGACAGTTGATTCATTGATCATGTATGGCGTTGCTTACTGGCAGGTTACAGAAGTGTATGCAGAAGATGGTCGTCCATCTCGCTTCCAGTGGATTCCTAATGTTAAAGTAACATTCACTACAGATCTTTACGGCATGACGATCACTCAATACTTTATCGATGCTGTTGCTGTACCCATGTCAGGATTAGGCAGCATTGTTACCTTCCAAGCTTATGATGAAGGCATCCTTGAGCGCGGAAGCGAAACTATCCGCGCAGCTATTGATCTACGCAAAGCAAGTGTTCTCGCAGCACAGACTCCAATGCCTTCTGGCGTACTTCGCAATAATGGTGCAGATCTAGATCCTAAGGAAATTGCTGGACTATTAGCGGCATGGAAGAACGCTCGTCAAAATCGCAGCACTGCTTACTTGACTTCTACTTTGGAATACCAACCAACATCATTCTCACCTAAGGACATGATGTATGACGAGGCGCAACAGTTCCTAGCAACTGAAATCGCTCGCCTGTGTTCTATCCCAGCTTACCTTCTTAGCGCTGAAGCCAATTCATCGATGACATACGCAAATGTCCTAGACGAGCGCAAGCAGTTCTACTCTCTATCTGTCGCTCCTTATGTAAATGCAATTCAGGATCGTCTTTCAATGGATGACATCACTGCTCGCGGTAATGCTGTTCGCTTTGATGTTGATTCATCATTCTTAAAGACTGAACCAATGGATCGCTTGCTAGTAATTGAAAAAATGTTATCTCTGGGCTTGATCACAGTTGAACAAGCTATGGAGATGGAAGATCTAACGCCTAACGGCAGTGAAGGAATCGAATAAATGGAAAACCAAGTAATCACCTTCTCATCTGGACTCATTGCCAATGTTGAGGAACGCTTAATCTCAGGCAAGATCGTTCCAGCAGGAACAGGCGAAGTGGGTAACACTTCAGCAGGTAAGGTCGTATTCGAGAAGGGCGCGATTGCACTTCCAGAAGATCCAAAGACTGTCAAGCTTCTTAATCAGCATGACACACGCCAGCCATTAGGCAAGGCAACACAATTCACAGAGCAAGAAGATGGGATCTATGCATCGTTCAAGGTCTCACGATCTAATCGTGGATCTGAAGCTCTTATCCTTGCTGAAGAAGGTCTGCAATCAGGTCTTTCAGTAGGCGTAGAAGTAATCAAGTCAAAGCAGAAGGGCAATGTGATGTTTGTATCAGCTGCTCGATTGCTAGAGGTTTCATTGGTAACAGAGCCAGCATTTAAGTCTGCTCAAGTTATCGATGTAGCGGCTGAGGAAACTCCAGAGGTCGTAGAAGAAAACACAACAGAAAGCGAGACAGCTGTGGAGAATACTCCAGAGACAGTTGCAGCACCAGCAGTAGAAGCAGCAGCGGTAGAAGCTGCTCGTCCAACTGTAGTGACAGCAACTACACATGTGCGTGAGCGCATTGCACCAATCACTTCAGCACAATACCTAGAAGCAAGCATGAAGGCAGCACTAGGCGATGATGAGTCACGCCGCGTAGTTCGCGCAGCAGATGATTCGACTTCAACAAATACAGGTTTGACTTTGCCATCTCACCTAAACACTTTCATCACAGACACCTTCACAGGTCGTCCAGCATTTGAAGCAGCAACACGCGGTTCACTCGCAGGAATCGATGGAATGTCATTCACAGTTCCACGCCTTTATACCAACGCATCTACTCCAGATGTTGCTCCAACAGTTGCAGACACTAACGAAGGTTCTGCACCATCAGAGACAGGCATGACATCTGCTTATGACACAGTAAGCATTGAAAAGTTCTCAGGACTACAGCGCGTATCATTCGAGCTTGTAGATCGCTCATCTCCAGCATTTATGGAACTAATGATGGCTGAACTTCGCAAGGCATACGAGAAGGCAACAGATGCAGCACTTCTAGCAGCTTATGTATCATCAGGTACAACAGCAGCAACTACAGCAGCAACAGCGGCTGGATTACAGTCATTCGTATCTGTAGAAGGCGCAGCAGCGTACAAGGGTACTGGTGGAGACTTTGCTAACAAGCTAGTAGCCTCTACAGACGCTTGGGCGGCTATTGCAGGATTCGCGGACACAACTGGACGCAGCCTCTATTCAGCTCAGGGTGCTACACAGAATGCATCAGGTAACGCGGTAGCTACATCTGTAGTTGGTGGCGTGCTTGGTACAGACCTAATCGTTGATCACAACATCTCAACATCAGGTGTTGTCGATAACTCAATGTTCTTGGTTGCTCCATCATCTGTTTACACATGGGAATCACCAACGACACAACTTCGCGTGAATGTATTGACATCAGGCGAGATCGAGATCAACCTTTACGGATACTTGGCAATCTATCTTGCTAAGTCAGGTAAGGGTGTTCGTAAGTTCAACCTAACTTAATAAAAATAGGTCACTAAGTCGCTCTAGGGGGTCAGTAGCCCTCTGACTCCCTAGAGTCTTTAGAAAGGAATTGGAATGTCACTTTGCACAGTTGCCGAGCTTAAATCGACACTAGGCGTGGGTTCGTTATACCCTGACGCTACAATTCAAGAAGTCTGCAATGCAGCAGATGTCGTGCTTCTGCCTATGTTGTGGAATAACGACTCTTACAACATTGCTCATTCAGCAGATGATGATCAACGCACTCTTTACTTTGAGAGCCTAGAAAAGGGTCAGTTCTACATTGGTCAAGCTGTTGTAGTTTCAGACAATGATGATCTGTTTGATGGCACTTACACAATTACTGCTGTAGGTGAAACATCAATTACTTACACACATGAAGAGGGCGGCAGACAACGCCCTTATCACCTAGTGCGCCCTTTCGGTAAGGTTGCAGCACAGGATGATGTCGATTGGTCTTTAGATCCAGCAATACAGTTAGCAGCTTTGATGATCGCTGTTGAAATCTGGCAAGCAAAGACAGCCACCCTTTCAGGCTCAAATGCAGTCGATTTCCAGCCATCCCCTTATCGGATGTCAGCGCAACTTCTGGCGAAGATCAGGGGCATGATTGCCCACGCGCTTGCGCCTACCAGCATGATCGGGTAGTTATGACTGCACCTATCACGACACTTAGAACGACATTAGCAACTGCCTTAGTAGATAACTCGAAATGGCAGACTTTCGCGTTCCCACCAAGTGTCGTCTTAGCGAACAGCGTTATTGTGTCGCCAGATTCAGAATACATTGTTCCTAGCAATAACCAACACATCACTATTAGCCCAATGGCTAACTTCAAGATTGTTATGACTGTTCCATTGTTTGATAATGAGGGAAATCTTAACGGCATAGAAGATACTGTTTGTAGCGTGTTCGCAAAGCTCGCAGCATCATCTTTGACCTATAATGTAAGCGCAATCAGCGCACCAAGTATTCTCAATGCTGCTTCGGGTGACCTACTCAGCTGTGAGATGTCAGTATCAATCCTAACGAGTTGGAGTTAATTATGTCCGAGTGGGAAAAAGAAAACGAAGCCTTCCTGATCAAAATCGGGCAGGTAGCACCAACAGCACCAAAGCCAGCAACTACTAAGAAGGACGAGGAATAATCTCATGGCTGTATTTCTAAATAACAATGTAGGTGTGAAGATTAACTCTGTCGATCTTTCAGACCATGTAACAGCAGTTACAATTAACCGCGTATTCGATGAGCTAGAAGTAACCGCAATGGGTGACTCATCTCACAAGTTCGTTAAGGGTCTAGAGTCATCAACAGTGACAATCGACTTCCTAAACGACACAGCAACAGCTAATGTATTGGCAACACTTCAGGCAGCATGGGGAACAACTGTCACAGCAGTATTCCTACAGACAAAGGGAACAGCAGTCTCAGCGACTAACCCTCTTTACACTGTCTCACTATTGATCAATAACACAACAGACATCAATGGTGCTGTTGGTGACATTGGC